CAGTGGAGACATTACTGTAGGACACGGCCTTGGAGTTGCTCCAGAAATGATTATAGGCAAGGTCAAAAATCAAAGTTATGACTGGCGCATATTTGCTTTGCTTGCGGGTGCAACTAACCAATTAGGGTTTTCAAACGCCGCCGCCGCTGGTGGTGTATCTTTTGGAGCAACGGCCCCGACTAGCACAGTTTTTACCGCAGGGCGCGGCGGGACGGACAATATGAACTTTGGGGCTGGCGATCAAGTTGTGGCTTATTGTTTCGCTTCTAAAGAAGGGTATAGCAAGGTTGGTTTATATACGGGTAACGCAAGCCCGACAAATGGCACAGATGTGTTCACAGGTTTCAGGCCAGCATGGGTTATGATAAAAAGCGCGATTGGCGGGACTGGACATTGGAACATCTACGATGATGCGAGGCAACCGATCAACCCAAATCAACAGATTTTACGAGCGGATTTAGAAAATGATGAAACATCCGCATCATCTAGTCTTGCAATAGATTTTCTTGCAAATGGTTTTAAGGCGCGAAGTACGCATGTTAACGTCGGACAACGGGATTATGTTTATTTGGCTTTTGCAGAACAGCCATTCAAATATGCAAATGCAAAATAATAGGAGTTAGATTATGCCATATAAATATGCTGGTTCGTTGATACGCGCTGGGAAATCATGGACAGGTAGCAATGGAATCAAGCATCCCCCAAACTGGATGCAATGGTCTGATGAGGAAAAGGCCAAGGCTGGTCTGGTTTGGGAAAATGATCCAAAGCCATTTGATGGCAAGTTTTGGCAGGATGCAGATACGCCTCGTAAACTAGATGATACAAACCAAGTTGATGCTGATGGGAAGGCCATTACAGATAAAAACGGCAAGCAATTGGTAACCTTTGGATTGAAATCAATTTGGAAAGAAAGAACAAAACAAGAGGCAAAAAGCTTACTGCAACCCACCGATTGGAAGGTCATCAAAGCATCAGAGGTGGCTGATTACTCTATGGACAAGGAGACGGCAGACTATAGGGTGGCGGTGAGAAAAGCGTCTAATGATATTGAGGCAAAGATTGATGCGGTAAAAACACACTCAGCTTTCATGGCTTTGTTTGACCCGCCTGTTGACAGTGACCGCAAGATCACTGGTAATGCGCCAATTCATGATTGGCCTGATGAAATCTAGGAGATTGCCATGAGCGGCTTGACAGTAACGACACCAGCATCTGCCTTGCCAATTGGAGAGGTGGAAACGCGCAATTACCTGAGAATAGATTCTGACGTAGATACTAATCTCGTTACTGCCTTGATGACAGCGGCCCGTGACTGGGCAGAAAACTTTACTAATAGAACTTTAATCAATACCACTTACACCCTTTCGCTTGATGCGATTGGGGAGCGGGATCAGTTTTTGCGTGAGGGAATGTTTACTGGCGCATATCAGATTCCCTATCTGAACTATATAGAATTGCCAAGGTCACCTGTTGCAAGTGTTACGCATATCAAGTCGTACAACGACGCGAACACCGAATCCACCTTGGCGGCATCAAACTATTATTCTGATCTGGTCAGACAGCCAGCGCGGGTCGTATTGAGGGATGGTGGTTCATGGCCAACGGATTTAAGGAATGCCAACGGCATAGAGATTCAATATGTGGCGGGTTATGGATCATCTGGCGCAGATGTTCCAGAGCCAATCAGGGTTGCTATGTTTGAATATGTGACCTTTCTATATGAGCATCGCGGCGACTACGAAAGATTCCCACCCCCAAGACCGCCTGTATCGATGCAAATGTTATTACAGCCATATATGATCATGCGTTACGGTGTGAGCGCGTTTGGCGGGGGTTATTGATGGCCGTTGGCAGGATGCAACATAGATTGCAATTGCAATCCAAGACGGCCACCGCTGACGGCGGTGGCGGCACATCTGGCGCATTCACTACGTTTGCAACCGTGTTTGGCCGTATAGAGGCCCAAGGGGGCGGGGAAAGGTTCTTTGGTGATCAGATAGAGCCTCGCACCACTCACAAAATCACGATCAGATTCCGCAGAGATTTGAAGGTCACCCACAGGATATTGTATTCTTTCACAGTAGACGGCGCAAAATATAGTAGGTTGTTCAACATCAATCGCATTCTTAATATCGGAGAGCGCGACAAGTATCTTGAACTGGTTTGCACAGAGGGGGTGGCAACCTGATGGCACGGGTATCAGCCAAAGTCACCAGAAAGCCACGGATTGACAAGGTGAAACAGCAATACGCATCCAACGCCAAACAGCTTGTCGGTATCGCGGCATCGCTGGTCAGGGCAACCGCTGTCAATTCTATTTTGCAAGGTACAAAAACAGGTACCATTTACAGTCGTGGAACTAGCGCACCGCATCAAGCATCAGCGGCAGGAGAGCCACCAGCGAGTGACACAGGTCGTCTGGCGACTAATATTTTTATAAAGATGGATACAGATAGGCTTGGCGCAGATGTAGAAAGTCGCGCTAAATATTCTGAATTTCTCGAATTCGGGACTACTAAAATGGCGGCGCGTCCGTTCATGCATCCTGCCGCTGAAGCAAACAGGCCAAAGATTCGCCGTCTGGTTCAACAAATGAAGGCTAAGTGATGTCCATCCATTCCTTTGAATTACAGAAATCGGTGTTCACTGTTTTGAATTCTGCGAACATCACTGACGCCGCAGGCTCTGCTATCACGGGCGTTTTCGATGATGTGCCAGAAGGAACGGCTTATCCATATATTGTGGTCGGGGAAGAGTCCTCAAACAACATATCAACAAAATCACTTGATATGCACGAACATACGCTTACGATCCACACATGGTCACAGTATCGTGGCCTAAAAGAGATTAAGGTGATTATGAAACAAATCTATGATAACCTTAATGATGTAAGCCTGAGTGTGACAGGCGGTCAAGCAGTGAACATGAAACAGGAGTTTCTGACGACGCTGGTTGATGCAGATGGAATTACGCGGCACGGCGTCATGCGATTTCGTGCTGTTGTGTCAGACAGTTAAAAGGAGATTAAGACATGGCGGCACAAAAGGGTTCAGCCCTATTAATGAAAATCGGCAACGCAGGTTCGCCAGAGGTTTTCACAACAATCGGCGGGATGCGCTCAACCTCATTGACTATGAATGATGAGATGGTTGACGTAACAAACAAAGACTCAAGCAATGCAAGGACTATCTTAGCGCAGGGCGGGGTAAACTCTATAACTGTGTCAGGTAGTGGGGTGTTTACAGACAGCGCATCTGAAACCACCTTGAAGGGCAAGTTCAATGTATCAGCACTGACCAACTATCAGTTTCTTGTTCCCGATTTCGGTACTTTCACAGGGGCGTTCATGCTAACCACTCTTGAATATGGTGGAGAATATAATGGTGAAGTCACATATAGCTTTACCTTTGAAAGCTCTGGCGCGATCACCTTTGCGACGGTCTAATCATGGCTTGGCAAAGTGTTGATGTAAAAATCAAGAACAAGGGTTGGGGGGCTATGATAAAGGCCTCTGACTCTGTTGTTGAGTTTTCGGTATCTGCCGCCTGTAAGATTAAGGCGGGAGATGCTGTTGAATGTGGTGACGAAACATACAAAGTCATCTCTATTGAGGATATCGCCCAGAGGGGCGAGACACTTGTTTTAACTTGTGAAGGAAAGTCAGATGACAAATCCAAAGCGGGGGGAGCTTCCGATAGTTCTGGGAGCGAAGACGTATAATGGCAGGGTCACCATCGATTCTGTTCTTAGGATAGAACAAGCGTGTGGGTTGAGTGTCCTGAAGATTGCTCAAGCACTATCGGAAGGGGCGCTTACCACCACGCAAATCATTGCGATCCTTACCCCTGTCATTCGTGGCGGGGGCAATGATGTCAACGAGAAAGATGTTGGGAATGCTATTTGGGATTGCGGTCTGGCTGATGCAATCAAATGTGTGGGCGAAATTGTTGGCGTAATCCTGAGTGCTGGCGGTGATGAGGGAAACGACGAAGGGGTGACAGCCAATCCGTAGACGAGTTTCCTTGGGATGAATGGATGCAAATCGGCCTTGGAAAAATGGGGATGTCACCCGAAACATTCTGGGGAATGAGCTTCCTAGAATTCTATATGGCGGTTGAGGGGTTTGCTGAGTTTCATTCAGGTGGCAACGCGGCACCACTCAGCAAGGGCGAACTAGAAGATTTGATGGAAAGGTATCCCGACTGATGGCAACGACTGTCGATACCCTTCTGGTTCGCGTTGAAGCAGACCTAAAAGATGTCAACCAAAAGCTGGCGCGGTTTGACAAACAGGTCGATAACACCGCCAAAAAAGCAGGCAGAAATTTTCAGAAGATTAGCAACGTCGCCAAGGTGGCTCTTGGCGCGGTAGTCGTTCACCAGTTTGCCCAAGCTGGCATGGCGGCTGTGCGGTTTGCATCAAGCGTGGAAGAGATGCAAGCCAAGTCGTCAGTCGTCTTTGGTGCGTTCACTGGAGAGGTGCGTAACGCTCTGGCGGCGTTTGGCGATGAGGTGGGCAGAAGCACTTTTGAGCTTGAGGGCATGGCGGCGTCCATTCAGGACACCTTTGTGCCTATGGGTTTTGCCCGTGGTGAAGCCGCCAGATTATCCGTAGAACTTACCAAGCTGGCAGTCGATGTTGCATCGTTCAACAACGCATCCGATACAGAGACAATGGCGGCGTTCCAGTCTGCGCTGGTTGGCAACCATGAGACTGTTAGGCGGTTTGGCATCGTCATCACAGAGGCCACGCTACAGCAAGAACTGTATCGGATGGGCGTCAAGCAAAATGCTCAAGATGTAGACAATGCCACCAAGGTGCAGGCGAGGATGAATCTGATTCTCGCTGGCACTACAGATGCCCAAGGCGATGCCGCAAGAACGGCTGACAGCTTTGCCAATACATCAAAGGCGCTCAAGGCCGCGCTAGATGAATTGCTTGTTAATGTTGTAACGCCATTACTGCCAGCCCTGACAAACATGGCTAGAGGATTGGCTAACGCAACGAATTCACTGAATGAATTTCTTGTGGCTGTTGGGATGATTGATGAGGTTGGAAGGCCACAGGAAAACATACTCAGAGATTTGACGGCTGTAGAGGCAGAACTAACAGAAAAGACAATTAAATTAGCACAAGCGCGAAAAGATTTGCAAAAGGCGACAGAGGGATTAACAAAAGATGACGTAATGTCCCTTTTATTCCCCATGGCGAAGGGCGGGGATGCCACAGGCAATGCCGCCTTGGGCGGCTTACAAAGACTCAAAAACAACATCGTTGAGCTACAAACAGAAATTTCGGTCCTTACAACAGACGCTCAAAAACTTAATTCAGAACTTGCTGACACACTGGATGCGCCAACAGGTGATTCTGGTGGTGGGACACAGACAAAAACAAAAGGTCAAATCAAGTCAGAAAATAAGGTCACCAAAGCCTTAAATGATCAGCGGTTTGCAGTTCGATTGTTGAACGATGAAATTGATGGCAGAACGTCAGCGGAATTAAGGGCGCTGAAAGTTACGAGAGATTTGACGTCGGCAACTGATGATCAACTCAATGAGATTCTGCGCCTGATCAGAGAAGAAGAAAGATTGCAGGCCCAGATTGATGCAACAGCCGCAACAAAAAAGGCATCAGCCGAATTAAATGCCTTAGAATTTAACAGCGTGGCAAGTGAACAAGCCGCAGATGCGACCATGCTAGTCGCAGATTCATTTGCAGTGGTCACTGAAGAAATAGAAAAGTTTGAAGAGGCAAATAAAGAAGCGGCGAAAGCAACCGTAATAGTGGCTGATTCCTTTGGTTTGATTACGCAAGAAATAGATAAGTTTGAAGAGGAAGCCACAGCGGCAACCATGATGGTGGCTGATTCCTTTGGTGTGATCACAGATGAAATACATAAATTTGAATCAAAGGCGAAAGAATTGGACCCGATGACTAAGGAAATGCATTCATCACTAGCATCGATGTCAAGAGGTATCAGTGCTTCATTTGCTGATATGGTTGTTAGCGGCAAGATGAACTTGGATTCCTTGCAAAATATCTTCAGTAGCTTTGCCAAAACGATGATATCCAAAGCCTTTGAGCTTGCGGTGATCAACCGCATCATGAAT